AGCTTCCCAGAATATATAAAATAGTCGATTTGCTTCTCTAAAATCAGGCGCACCTACATCTATTTTACTCCACTGCAAGTACATGTAATGTGTACCTGTTATATATGTTGGCGTACCTTTGTTATTAAACCAAAAACCTTGCTCTCTACGCTTGAACTCTTCATCTATATAGTCATACCACTGTTCTTTAGCTTCGTCAGGATAACCTCTCCAGTCAAATATATTTTTTAATTTACTTAACTGTTTTGGCTGTTCAAATCTAACCCACTTTTTTTCTTTGTTGCTATACACACTGTTAGCTTTTGGCAAAGCTATTTTAAGGTTTTGTATTTCGTATATATCACCTATTTGACCTGTTCTACTTATAACAACAACATCGTGCTCTTTGTTGTAGCCATACTTCCACTTTTTACTTTTATTTAATCTAGTTATAGTGGTTTTTTTTATAGGCTCTATTACATTTAAAAGCTTTTGTTCGTAACTCATTTTGATCTGCCTTCAGCAAAGCCCTTAAACACTTTGTTTTCTTTTTTAACTTCTTTACCTTCAAGTATGCTTTCTTCTTCTTGTATTCTGTTTAATATTTCAAAAGCATCGAATATAGCTAGTTTTTTGGTTGCTGCAGCATTTTTTAATCTATCAGCACTAACATCATCTTCTGTGTTAGTTATTATTTTTTCTTTAGCAACGTTGATTAATTCTTCAACTGCCCTGTGCCCAGCTTGGATTATAAGCTTCTTCGTCTCCTTTATATTCATATTTAATTGTAATATTATTAGATTTAACTCGATACAACCTTTTGCCATCAATAACAAACTCATATTTAGAGTTAGGTGTAAAGCCAATTAAAGATTGTTTTTCAACAGCACCATCAGTGTGTATAACAATACCTTTAAAAGGTTCTTCTTTGTCTTCAGAAAAAATATTTGTGTTTTTAATAGGTTGTACAAAACAATAACCTTCTATACAAAACCACTCATTATTTCTTTTGTATGCAAAAACTTGATCGTAAGATATTATAAAATCGTTACGGTTTAAAAAAGCTCTACCGTTACGCTCTTTACCTTTCATATCATGGTATCTTCTAAAAACATTATGATGAACAACTATTTCATCTCCTATTTTTACTGGCGTGTATATCGCCAGTGGCACTTGTTTAACAATAGCGTTTCTATTTATGTATTTGTGGTTAAATATTTCTGTGTTTAAAACTAACTCAGAATCACCAACTTTTTTTGTATTGTTATATCTTTGGCCTACTGGTGATATAATGTAGTCATATAAGCATTTCATTAGTATTGTAAATCGTACTCTATAGCTACAGCCATATTTTTGTTAAAATCTTTCCAAGGTAAAACATCTTTGTTTTTTTTAATATAAACAGAATATTTATCCTCTTCTTCTATAATATGACATATAGTATGACCGCCATAAACTTCTTGATCAACAGCATAATGCATTGCATCATTTTTGTAATTAGACCCTATACTTATTTTACGAATTACTTTTGCCATCTTTAACTTCAGTAATTACTCCAGTTCGTATATCAACGTCTACTTTACCATATTTTTCTTGCAGCTCAGAACTAATTGCTTGCATTTTTTGCTGTAACTCTACATAGTTATGCAATAACATATGTTTTTTTATTTCAACTTCAGCTATTTGCAACTTAGCAATATTCATTTGATCTGCGTGTCCTTGTAAACCTTCTAACTCTTCTTTTGTTAGTTTTTTAGTCAAGTCTACTTTAGGTGTTTTTCTTTTTGCCATAATTTTATTTAATTTAAGTTAATTTATTGTTATTTATCTATTTATAATATTACATGAAATAGTGATTAATTACACTAATCATCTAGTTCTGGTATATATGTGTTTTCTTCTAGCTCTTCAACTTCAATACCAGTGCCATCACCTACCCAACTACTATGATTTGTAAATGTATAGTTTGAGCATGTGTTTATATTATTAAACTTACGAACACGATCACTAACAGTGTCTGTTGTAGCTATTATTTTTTCTGTACCGTCTATGCTTTTTCGCATAAACGTTATATTTTCTTTGTTAAGTGTATCAAAAACTTCTGATGTTACTATGTAATAATTCATTTTATTTATTTACTATTGATGAGCCTCCAGATATTGCAAAGTTATCGTTTCCGTCTATACTAATATTACCATTAACTTCAAAATTCCAATATCCTATCAAGTTAGAACTAGCGCTATGTGTTTCAGGGTCTATTGCTGTACCGTTGTTATATAAAGATGTAACTTCGCTATCGCTAAGTTGTTTATCCCATATAGTTAAATCATTATACACTGTAGCTGAACCATCACCACACTTTTGCTGTAAAGTTGAAGCGTTTGAGTGTTCACCGTTACTACCTATACTCCACAACCTGTTATTAGTATTACTCATTGGATTACCAGATCTACTACTAGAGTTGCTGTTTGTTTGTATTGGAGCGGTACCCATACCATTTGCATTCCAATATAATCTTAATGAAGCCGCTGTATTAGTACCATCATTAGTCACGGTGATCATTGTGTAATCGGTTTCAGTACCACCATCATCATCACCAGTGTAACCTCTATTTGCAGCGCTCCAATACGTAGCACCTAAACCTGCGGCTTCGTAACCAGCTTGATAAACTCCAAAGTTAGCATGAAACAACCAACCACCTTGATTATACCATTGACCACTACCAGCAACGTTACCATACCTAACTTCTATTCTATTACTGTTTTCAGCATATATAATTTTAACCATATCTTCAATTTGCTTAGCCGCACCTGATTTTTGGCTAATAAGAAAGTGTATATTAGTGTTTAAATCAACCGTCCAACCAGCTTTTACCCAAAATGATATTGACCAAGTATCGGTACCTCTAAGATTAAACGTATCGTCAGTGTCAGTAAATTTAATTGCATTGGCAGTACCTACAGATGTTGTTTTAGACACCGCTTTAGTATTTGTAAATGGAGCCGTTGCATCATCGTCATAACTACCAAAAATGCTAAGATCTAGCTGACTTTCTCCATCGTAAACACCGCTTGAAAATCCCGCGTGATTTCCAAACTTAGTAGCATAGTTAGGTGAATTAGTGTTTAGTGTTATAGTTTGTAAATAAGCTGACATATCTACCGTGTCTGTATCTTCTGCACCCATATCACCAGCAGCAAGGTAAGCATCGTCTTTTATTTCTTTATATATACCATACTTATTTATTTCACTAGTATCGCTAGGAATTGCCATTTATTAATTCTTTTAGTTCGTCAATTTGTTTTTGTTGTTCTTGTATTGCTTTTGTTAAGACAGCAACCATTTTAACATAGTCAACACCTTTTGCTTTTTTGTCATCAAAAATTGTTTTAGACTCAGTAACTAGTTCTGGAATAACTTTTTCTACTTCTTGAGCTATAAAACCTAAATCATTTGTCTTATCTGCGTCAACTTCTTTTTTCCAATCATAACTTACTGGCCTTAATTTCATAATAGCATCAAGACCATAATTTAGATTTTTTATATTTTTCTTTAATCTTTTGTCTGACCAACCAAGATAGTTAAGAACTTGTGTTCCTAAAGATCTAAATATACCACCATTTGTAAACTCAAATTTAATAGCTGCACTGTTTGCATAATCTGTTCTAATAGTCATGGCATCTGATGCGGTTGTGTAATCCTGATACATACCTGTACCACCTCTACCAATTCTTAAGTTTGTATTAAAAATATCATTAGAAACAGCTACACCATTACCACTAACTGTAATGTTATTATGCGCAACAACCTCAATACCGTCTTGTGAAACACTAATACCATTACCTTCGCCAACGTTTATCGCAACAACACCGTTACCTGTACCACCATTGCTCATCAATCCATTTCCAGCTAAAGCATCTACCATATCTCCAACTAACATTTTATGAGTAGTATCACTATCTTCTGAATCTGTAATAGCTATATAACTATCGTGATTAAATAAATTAGTGGCTAAGTCGTTAGCAAGACCTGCAATATTTAAATTAAAATCTAAGTCATATTCATCAGTGCTACTACCAGTTGATACGTCAGTAAAGTTTATATTAATACCATTACCACTACCTTCTTTAAACTTAAGATATTTTCCTTCTGTTATTGTTACTGTATCACCATCACCATCTTCAACAATAAAACCGTTACCCATTGTGTTTCCACTGTCTGTCCACGGCACGTTAACATAAGCTTTTTGACTAGATAATTGTACTGCATAGTTTCTATTACCAGCGTTTGTAGTAAAACCTGTTTTAATACCACCCAACGCACTAGAAGTTGCTGCAGGTAATGTATAACCACCAGCGCCAGTATAAGCTATGGATAATTCACTACCATTTACTCTAGTAACACTTATATCTGTTCCACCTGTAAATTCAATATCGTCTGTTGTTCCACCAGAAGCGGTTAATCGTAATTTTGTTGTACTGCTAGGAACGCTTACTGAATATGTTTGACCAGTAGCGGCTTGGAAAGTAGGTGCAGCACCAGTACCATTACTAGTTAGTACATGGCCAGCTGTTCCTACGGCTACGTGTGCAGGATTACCACTAGCATCATAAGTGATTAGCTCGCCATCTGTACCACTTGCTAGTTGAGCAAGGCCAACAGAATCGTTAGGTACTGCTGTTAAATAACCAGCGTTTGAACCACTCTTATTTGTAAATGTTTGTGTATTACCAGCGGTTGTTGTACCTGTATTTGCTGTAGGCGTAAACCCTAAAGCTGTTGTTACATTAGAACTAGTAATTTCTCCTCTAATAGTAGCAGATGATTTATTTTCTGCACTTCCCAAACCAACATCTCCTTTTGTAGTGCCTTGTGCTCTTAATGAAGCAAACGTGCCGTCATTATCAAACACGTCACCACTAAATGGAGCGGAATTTGTAATAGTAATAGTAGATCCAGATCGCGTTGTAGTTATACCTGTTCCTCCATCAAAACTTACTGTTGTTCCATTAGTTATAGTTCCTGCGCTATTAGCGTCTGAATCAAGACTCCAACTAGTCATTCCACCAGATGTTACGTTAGCGTCTACATAAGCTTTAACGTTACCTTGCGTACAAAGTTTAGTGTCAGATGTACCTAAACTGTCATTGTCTTCTATTTCTGTAATTGTTACACCAGTACCAACTTTTAATCCATTGTCAATATGAAGGCCATTTTGATCCATAGTCATTTGAACTACATTTGAACCAACTGAAGCAAGTTTTTGTTGAAACTTCATTTTACCAGCATTGTTACAGAATATACTAACCTCATCTTCTGTAGGAGTAGTTGTATTCATAAACCTCATAGTAGGTGATGCACCTGAATCATCGTTTAGTACAATAGAGCCTGTAAAAGTTTTTGTACCCCCTATAGTTTGAGAACCTGTTTTTTCAACAATTCCAGCAGCATCTAAACTAGTAGCTCCAGTACCGCCTCGGTTAACCGCAAGTGTTGATGATAAAGTGGCAGCTGCTCCAGTAGTATTCTGGTTCCAAGTAGGCACAGTACCAGTTAAATCGTTATAACCAACTTGCGCCCATTCAGGTTCTGTAGCAGTGTTTGCCGCACCTTTTGATCTTAAAAATTTATTGTTACTTTGTGTGTTTCCACTTAATTTAGCATAACCACTTTCTGAGCCGTAAACTACATCACCTAAACTAAGATCACTTAAACTAGCTGCAGAGCCTGATGTATTTTGATTTAACGTAGGTATATTACTAGCATGTATAGTTGCCGTACTACTTATATTTGTGTCCCAACGATAGTGCTCAGCTGCTACAAAATTTGTTAACTCATCATGATCAACATTTGAATTTAGTAGTGTTGATATACTTGTTAGACCAGTACCACCCCTTGCTTCTTGTAGTGTACCACTTGTTATTTTTCCAGCACTAAGGTTTGGTATATCACTAGCAGTTAAACCGTAGTCTGTTGCGCTAATAGTTGCAGCGGTTAAAATACCACTTGTTGTAATATTACCAGTTACATTAACAGCATGTGAAAAATCAAACTCATCATTAGTAGCATCCCATAATATTGTAGCATCAGTTGAAGAATTTACAGCGTCTTGTATTGTAATACCAGCGCCACCTGCTGAAGATGATGAATCACCAGTACTATAATTTAATGTTATGTTTTTATCTTGTACATTTAAGTTTGTAGTATCTACTGTTACTGTAGTACCGTTTACAGTTAAATTACCAGCTATTGTTACATTTGTACCAAAAGTTGAACTACCACCAATTTGTAACGTACTTAAAGTATGGTCTGTAGCATGCCCAGTAAGTACAACGTCTGCCCCACCATTATTTGTTCTTGTTATTTGCAGGTTACCACCACTGGTAACATGTTGGTTGTAAGTATTATCAGAACCGTTTATAAACTTTAAAATAGGTGTGTCACCAGCATCATCATCAAGTATTAAGTTTCCTTGAAATGTTTTTTGACCAGTAAACGTTTGAGATCCTGACAAATGTGCTGTATCAGAATCAAGATAAGCAGAATCAATAACAGCGCCATTCCAAGTTGCGGTTGTTAGTGTTCCAGATATGTCAGCGTCACCGTTTATGTCAAGTGAGGTACCAGTTAGTGTAGTACCTGTAATTGTTCCACCACCAGTTATGTTATTACTATTCATAGCAATAGCACCGTACATATCACCACCATCTTTAGCTAAGTATAACGATGGCATACCAGTTGCATTGTAATTGTATGCAAATAACGACACAATACGCATAGACGTTGTGTTAAAGTCACTAAACGTCCACTTTATTTTTGATACTGAGTTATTTGAAGAGTTTAATGCACCATACACAAACTCTTTGGAATTTGTCGTTGTACTTACAACTTCTTGGTAAGCACCGCTGTAATAAGTGTCAATATCAACGCTATTAGCTCTCCAGTGAGAATTACCAAAAGTTACGCCATAGTGAGCTCCGTAATTCATTGTTTTTGGAGGGTCAGTCATTTCTATAACTACAGAAGTAACACCAGATGTACTCATATTCCAAAAACCAGTTGAAGCATCGAACATAGCATCAATATCAGAGTTGCCTGGTGAAGAACCTCCGTTAACGGTTACCGTTACAGTAGCTCCTCTTAATCTTGCGTAAGCCATGTCGTTAAAAAACCAAGGTGCTTTAACATGACTACCTTCTGGGTTTTGCGGTAAGAAAAATGAAGATAACATCTTGTTACCACCGGTAAGATCACCTCCAGACAACGTTAAATTACCACTAATGTCAGCGTTACCGTTTATGTCTAAACCTGTTGCCGTTACGCTACCTGTTAAAACTTCAAAATTACCACCAGTGCTTATTTTAATTCTTTCAGCAGTTGAACCGTGTTCTTTTATTATTAAATTACAATTAACACCAGTTAGCACAGGATCAAACGACCAACCTCTATTTGGATATGACCCATTTTTCACACCTAACATTAAGTTAGTAGACCCACTATTTTGGAAACTACTTAATTTACCAAAAACAGTTTGGTTTCCTTGTGATGCTACTGTATAAGATCCAAGAGCTAAATTACCAGATATATCAGCATCACCTGTTATTCTTACTTGACCATCAGGCGTTATTAATAAATCTTGGTCAGCTTCAATTATTAAATCTTCTGGGCTATCTGTATTTGTGTATATTCTAGTATTAGCGTCATTAAATCTAGCACCATATTGTGATGAAAATATAACATTACCATTAGTAATAGTTACATCACCCGTGCTGTTTATTGTCCCAATATTTTTTAGGTTTCTATTCATGTCAATAAACTGCGTGCTACCATTAGAACCAATATATAAACCGTTATTAGCTTTAGAATAATCTATTGTTTCTGTAGTGCTATTACCAACTTGATAAGCATCTGTTCTAAACCTAAATTCATACCTATCTGACCATTCAGAAAAATCAACACCGTACTGGGTACCTGAACCATCTTGCATGTTATTAGGCCAACCAAAAGCATAGTAACCACCTTCTGCAGCAAGTATAACATTTTCAGCAGCATAGTTCCAACCACTTTTTACATTTGTCTTAACATCACCAGCTATTATAGCCGTAGTATCATCAATACCTAAAACAAGACCCCCGTTGTTTGACATTCTAGAAAGTATTGATAACTCAGAGCCAGATCTATCTACTTTTAGTAAAGGAACTTCATTTGTGTATTCTCCACTATTTGTTGTTGGTTCATAATCAAATAGTATGTAACCAGTAGCACCTGTAAACGTAAGTTTGTTATTTATTGTTGTAGCGCCTAGAGTCATTGTACCGCTAATACTTGGGCTTTCTAAAACTAAGTCTGTGTTTGCACCTCCTAGTGTTAAGGTTCTTGTTGAACTAGAATCTGCAAATATAGCCATATCTTGCTCAAACCTAATATCTACAGTATTTGTTCCATCACCAATAAACACGTCGTCACTACCATTACCTAGTAATATATCACCAACAGCGTTACTTATTACTAAATCGTCACCAGTTTGTGATATTTTACCAGCATTAGCACCTGCAGTTGTTTTAAACTGTATATCATTTGCTGTTTCTAAATTTATGTTGCTTAAAAATTTCGCCATATTTATATTTTATAATCTTCCTGATATTCGTTTTCTACTTGATGTATAACTTGCCGATGGTCTAACTGTTACTTTTGCAAAGTTACGTGGCCACATTTCTATACCGTGTGGTGGTGCTACCGACATAGCTAAATGTATATCTTCTGCTTCAAAACCTTCGTGAACTAAATCGTGGTCTTGAAAGTAATAACCAAATCTTAAAAAGTAACTTCTATACTGAGGTTGTACTGTTAATATTTTTGTTTCAAAAGCACCAACAGCAGCTTGAGTATGTTGTATGCTCTCTATAAATCCGTTTTCTAATTTTCCTAGCGCATCTGTACTATTTACTAAATCTGCGGTTTCATCACTATCGTTTAAATCTAATTCATTTTGCATAAACCTAAAGTTGTTAGAGTTTATGTCGTATCTATTAGCACCGTAAAGAGGATTATGAGCATAAGTTGCTATTAAGTATGGTGGTGAAGAATCGTCAAGACCTTTACCTGTTCCGTCCCACTCTGTTTCATTTATTTTAATAACAGACTTTATTTTAACAATACAGTTTGCAGGTATTTGAATCACACCAGTTGCTAATGGATTACCACTCCAAGATGAAGCCCATATGTCACGAGCTTTTCCTTTCAAGCCTTGAAACCTTGTCATGTTATAATATACCGTTACTTTTTCTTGCTCCTTAAAACCTTGATTAGTGAAACAAACAACACCTTTCCAACCAGTACCACCTATATATAAAGCGTTGTGCCCGCTACCATGACTTTGTAAAGTGTTAGGGTATCTTACACCAATACCAGTACCATATATACTAGACGAAGCATCCCAATCACTAGGATAAAATTTAGAATCATCTATTGTAACATTACTAAGACTGTCAGCTACATACAAAGCTTGGCCATATCTGTTTGCAAAAAATCTTCTATAGTGAGGGTGTATTGTTGTGCCTCCAATATAATAAGCATAACTACGTTGATTTTCGATCCTCATGTGCATTACTGTGCCAGCGTCGTTTTGTCTACCAATATTATAAAGCAATATTCCATAATCTTCAGCACCATAACCTTGCATGTAAGAATATTCACAAGGTCTTTCATAACCAGCATTTATTTCTATATTATTATGATTACCGTGTGCATTGATATGACCGTGAGATTTCATGTAGTATTGTGAACTCCAATGCCAAGTTCCTCTACCACTACCAACTGTAATAAGGTTTCTAACAACCATACCATAAGGATGTCTTATAGTAATACTAGGGTAACTATCACCATCTCTGTTATCATTAGCAACTAAATTGTAAGCTGTATAACTACAACCATCTATATAATTTTCACCTGTTTGGCTAACTTGATTTGTATTGTGTATTGTTGTGTTGTCGTGAGCACTACCAGTTATAGCTTTTTCAAACCTACCATTATAACCAGCTATATTTACACCACTTCTAAAGTTTGTACTATCATTAGTATTGTACCCCAAGCCTATAAACTCTACATATTTTATTCTAACTCTTCTTGTTGGCGCATTGTTCCAGCCATTACTAGTCCAATATTTAACATTAAAAAATACTCTTGCGGTATCTTGATCTCCATCAGCTATATCATTACCACTAGTATCACAAGCTTTAATAACAACATCTCTTTTTAGTTTTACAACAGGTCCACCAACTTCACCATTAAAAAGTATATCTCTATCAACAGTTATTGTTTTAGCACTTGCATCAACACTTGATATTGTGTAGTTGGCTTTAAGTCTCCATATACCTTCGTTACCACCTAAACTAGTGGATCCAAAACCGCTAGCCGTGTAATAGTAATTATTAAGATTACCACCTTGTTTAGCAAAACTAATATGTATATAAACTGTGTCACCAGCTGAAAAATCAGTTACGTCATTAAGCGTGATAGTTCTAACACCAGCTCCACCTACATATTCTGTTGCTATTGCACTAGCTATTCTTCTACAAAATTTTCCTGATATATGGTGTTTTTCTGTACCTGTTTGATACACTTTAACACCAGTTAGAGAAGGGCTGTTGTCTACAGAGCTACCAAAAGTTATAACATTATCGTTTATAGCAGTAACGCGCAATACGTTTCTATTATCACCAGTTCCAAATATTAATAAATAATTAACTCTAAAAACGCTAGCATCGTCAACTGTTATAGTAGATCCACTAACTGACTGTATAGTGGCTTCAGGACAAACGTATTGCCTAAAGTATATTCTATCGTTTGTAGTATCTACATCGTGAACAAAAAAGCATTCATCATTTGCAATAGTGTAATCTTCATCTCTTTTATACAAAGATATTCTATCGTTAGCAGCAAAGTTTGAGGCATCTGTTACAGATATATATGCAGAGTCTGGCGCATGATTACCTTCAACCGTTGTTATTAACGTTGGCTCACCACCATCTATTTGTACGCCACACCATTTTCGACTATCTATTTGTATACCGTGTTGAGCTGAATTATTTCCTGATATTTTTATTTCAGTACCACCAACCATACTAAGTAACGAGCCTGATGTGCCAGTACCTTCAACAAACTCACCAGCGTCATTGTTACTATTATCAGTGTTTTTAACAGTCATACGACCGTCTAAGTGCATTTTACCACCATTAGCAAAATGCAAGTTACCATCAATAGTAACATCACCAGTTTTTTTACCCTGTATGTTAGTGCTAACCGTAACTCTCTGGCCATGTGAAATGATAACTAGATCATCAGTGTCTGGTACAGATCCACCTTCCCAAGTTGATCCATCATGCCAATTACCTGTTCGTGTACTAGTTATCGTCGCCATCCATTAATTCGTTAAATTGTTCTTGGTACTGAGAAACATCTAATGCTATTTCAAAAGACAGAGTGTCACTGTCATCAACAACGGTGTCGTTATTAATAACAGCAACTATCTCTTCATCTTTTGTTAAGTTTAGTGCATTAGTTGTTTTATCGTACTCGATTTTTATTATCATTTAATTTTATTTTATTTTGCTATACACACTATGCCATTCTCGTGATCATTGCTCTGTAAGCTCCATTTGCAACGTCTGATCCAAATGTTACCACGATAGTTGCATTAGAAGGTCTTGTTACATCTACGTAAACAGTATCATAGTTACCACTGTCTTGAACAACTTCAACCTTGTAGAATCTACTAGAACCCATACCATGAGTAATCGTCCATACCGCAGAATCTGTAGAGTTACTAGTGTTTTCATTTGTAACACCACCGGCGCCGTGTGTTAACTCGACAACTTTAACAGCTCCAACGTTTCCAGCTGTAATACCAGCAGATGTACCAGTTATATTTGCTGATGACGTAATGAAGTTAGAACCGTTTGCTAACTGGTTATTGTCGGTAACACCGTTGTTAATTGTTATAGTACCATCTGGATTTGATACTGTAGAAATATTAGTTCCACCTGAAATAGTCAATGTGTCGTTTTCAGTAATAGTAGTTGTTGCGGTATTTGTATCTGCTGCCACGACGAAACCATCACCCATGTCTATGGTGTCAGTGTTTGTTACTGTTTCCGTAGCAGTAGAAACACTAGTTACGTGACCATTACTATCTAAACCTATACTTTGAATATAAGTTCTACCAGAGTTAGATACGTTTGATGTTGCTTGACTTATACTAGGGTGAGCAGTTAAGAAACCAGGGTTATTGTCAGCTATTGCAGCTCTTATGGCTGCAGATGTCATTAAATGATCGTCTGCGTTTGAATCTTCAGAAGTTATATCTACATCACTAATAGTATGACCACCTATTACTAAGTCTGTTGTTGTTAATTTTCCAACCTCAAGATGACCAGCAGTGTCCCAATCAATTGTACCACCTGGAACATCATTACCATAACCAAGTCTAAACCTAGTATCAGAAGCATCCCATTGCATACCAGCGTATTTAGTACCACTATCTACAAACTTACCATACCAACCAAAGTCTGTAGCGTTACCAGTATTGTCTTTAGCAAGCTCAAGCATGTTATCACCAGTTGATACTGTAGTTGAATCAATAGTTGTTTGAGTACCTTCTACTGTTAAGTTACCAGCAATTGTAATTGTATCTGAAGAATTACCAATAGTAAGTGAACCGCCTTGTGATACGTTAAGTAAAGCGTCTGCAGCAGCAGCGGCAGTTGCTTGTCCAGTACCACCAAGAGAAATAGGAACATTACCAGCTGTAATAGCTTGACCAGATATACTTAAATAATTACTACTTACTGTAGCTAAAGTAACATTAGTAGAGTTATCTGTACCCGCGACGTCTACATTAAGCGCGGTTCTTGCTGCACCTGCTGTAACTGCTCCTGTACCACCACTTGTAATTGGAACTGTACCACCAGTTATTTCTTGTCCACTTAATGATAAGTAGTTAGTGTTAGCTAAAGTTACATTAGTAGAGTTGTCTGTACCTGCTTGGTCTACATCTAAAGCTGTTCTAGCAGCAGAAGCAGTAACAGCACCAGTACCACCAAGACTGACAGGAACTGTGCCTGCGGTTATTGCTTGTCCTGATATACTTAAATAGTTGTTAGATACTGTGGCTAATGTTACATCTGTTGAATTATCTGTACCTGCAACATCTACATTAATTGTAGATCTTAACGTTGATCCGCTTTCGTATTGGAAAACACCAGCACCAGTAGCAACAATTACTTGTCCGTCAGAACCAGCAGCTCCTAATGTGTCTAGGTCTTCAAGTACACCGTCTACAGCAAGGGCAAGTGTACCACTACCATCGCTATATGTTGCTGTTAAACCAGTGTGAGTTGCACCGGTAATTAAACCAGCGGCAAAATCTTCAACTTCTTCTTGTGTTAAAGCAGAGCTATCAGTCCACGGTACGTTAACAACCATTTGGCCATCACCGTTAAGTTGTATACCATAAGTTCTATTAGATGTTGAGCTTACTGAATTAGCAGCGGTACTTTGTACTGTATCAGAAAATAATTCTACTATACCAGCAGAACTAGATGTTGCTACGTCATTATCACCAAGGGTAAAAAAATCACTATTACCAGTTCCTGTGTAAACTCTTACAGAGTTACTAGAGTCGTGATAGTGTATAATACCTTTGGCTTGCGTAGGTGAATCGGTAATTTCTAGCTTTGCATTTTTTAGCTGATTACCGTTAAGATTTAAATGATTTAAAAATTTAGGCATTGTTTTTTATTTTTGTTAGTTAGTTTAAATATGCAAATCCAGAAATTGCTCCAGAAAATGATATTGTTAAATTGTTTTTATCTGTATGTGAAACATCAGCTTCTACCTGTTCACCAGCAGCAGTAGTTATCATCACTGAAGGAAACTTGTTAAGGTTATGTGCGATTGTCCACGTTGAGGCGCCAGTGTTTTGTAAAAAAGTAAAATCCTTATCCTGAGCGCCAGCAAAAAGGACTACCATATAATTAAACTCATTAGTAAGATTTCCATTACCACTTTTGTATGTAAGTGTTAAATCAAAAAAATCTGTTTCTGAGCTATCTTGTACAACAGCTGTGCATGTATAAACACCATAGTTATTAGTGTTTTTAATATCAGCTATTAAAATTTCTTTATCTACAAACTCTGTGTAAAAGTTTTGTAGTGTGCTAGTACCACCATGTTTAAACTTGCTTAACTTTATAGTAGTTACAGATGAAAAAGCAAAGTTAGTGTTAGGTGTATTTATTGTTATACTACCAGAAGGTCTAGAACCACTGTAAGCATTGTTAAAATATCTATATGGTATTTGACCACTTATACCTATAGCGCCAGTAAAGGAATAATGCGTAGCAATATCACCTAGTGTAAAATTCTTTACCTCTCCAGTCGGTGAACTACCAAGCATTTTATCTGTATTCTCTGGAGTAGAGTCTACAGCATAAGTTCCTATTCTAGCCATTTATTTTTTTACTTTTTCAAGAGATCGACCGCCAAAGTAAGCACCAATCACAGTTATTAATACTAATTGTAATAAATCAGTCCATTTGTCTTGTACTTGAAAACTTAAAACACCAGCATCAATAAATATTAGTAATACAGTTGCTACTACTAAAAACACTAATACTAGCGGTCTTATATTTTTACTAAGCCACGAGTCAGACTGCATATCCATTTTCCATCTTTGAGTTATTTGCTTTTGCATTTCAGCTTCATAACCCATTATCATATCTTTTATTTTAGCCTGCGCTTCAAGTTTTTCTTGTTTAGTCGTGGTGAGGTTATCTAAAACCCCACCTACGCTATTAACAAGATTAGCTGCACCTGCAGATAATAATTTATTTATCATTTATTTTTTCTTCTTTTTCTTTTTCATCATTTTGCTTTTCATTCCTCCACTTTTTGTTTTGGACTTTTTTCCTTTTGCGTATGGCATAATTTTATCTGTTTTTGTCTTTAATCATATCATCAATAGCTTTGTTGTAAACTTTATCAGTATATGATCGGTTATTAAAAAATACACTTCTTTCTGAAAAAGGTAGATCTTCTTCCGCTAGAAGTATTCTATACAATCTGCTAATGAGTTGAGAACATTTAAACGATGTTTTAAAAACAGAGTATTTAATAGTAGTTCTATTACGATGTCTCCATGTTTCAATCCAACCGTCTCTTCTCAATCTCTCCCACCTGTTTTTATCCCACGAATACGTATACGTACCGTCGATAAACTCTTTACGTGTAAATCTACCTTTACAATCAAGGTATATTAACAACTCTAAGTCTGCATCTTTTAAATTATATGTTTTACAAGCCCATTTACGCACAAGCCTGTAATATTTTAAAAGATTAATATCTCTAAGATCTTGCGCTGTTAGCTTCATTCAACTACAACAATATCTCTTATAGTTATTACATAATACATTTGATCTTTATGATCTATACCAAAACCAGCATGTTTGTCATATCTTACAATATCTCCTTCACTTAAACCTTCTACAAGGTTTCCACAAGATATAACCTTTGCTCTTAAGTACCTATTGTCAGTGTCTGTATTTTCTGTTAACAACAAGCCAGACTCAGTTTTTCTTTCTTCTTTTAGCTTGTCAACTATTACAAAATTATTTATCGCCCTCATCTAGTCTCATATTTGAAATTACACAATCTGCAGAAACAATAGTTGATACTACACTCACTGCATTTTTGAGCGCCGATTTTGTAACCAAAACCGGATCTATAATACCACAATCAATCATATTAACTTTTTCACCAGTTACAACATCAATACCTTTGCCTTGTGTGTTAACCATATTAGGTCTTTCAATACCGGCATTGTCTAATATTGTTATGTAAGGTGAAACTATAGATTTTAATAATATTTCCTCACCCACCGCGTCAGCGGTGATTTTTGTAGAAGCATCTAACAAAGCTACACCACCACCTGATACTATACCTTCTTTCAAAGCAGCTTTAGTAGCATAGATAGCATCTTCCACTCTATCTTTCTTTTCTTTTAATTCTACTTTAGAATTAGCACCCACTTTGATGATTCCAACACTACCCGATAACATAGACAGTCTTTGTTCCAGTTTTTTCTTAATGAAACCATTTTTTTCGTTAGAAATGAGTTTTGATACGTGTTTGATTCTTTCGGGTAAAGCCTGTTGAACATCATCTATTGTAGTTATTACTGTTGTTTTTTCTTCTGTGACAGATAAAGCAGCTTCACCTAAGTGTTCTGGTGATATAAGATCTAAATCATCACCAAGTTGTTCATCTATTACTGTTGCACCTGTTAGTACAGCTAAATCTTCACATGTATTTCTTTTAGTAGGACCAAAGCCTGGTAAGTCAACTACATTAACTTTTATATTGCCTTTAACTTTGTTTGTTAGTAAAGCTGCTTTTACTTGCTGAGCAACTGGTGCTACTATTAATAAAGATCTGTTTTTCTTTATAACATGCTCTAAAACGTTTTGTATACGTCTTATATTTGGTATTTCACTGTAAACTATTAATATATGTGGATTATCTAGCTCACATTTATGTTTTTCTGTGTTTGTTACCCAATGTGGCGATGTTAAACCAACATCTAACTGCACACCTTCAACAACATCTACATAAGTTTCATTAGTTTCGCTCTCTTCCATAAAAACTACGCCGTTTTTACCAACTTTTGAGTATGCTTCTGCTATAATTTTGCCAAGTTCTGCGTCATTATTGCAAGATATTGTGCTTACAGCGTTCAAAAGATCATCTTTAACGTCTATTTTAACACTATTTAAGTAATTATTGACTTTTTTTAGTCCAGAATTAAGACCTTGTTTAATTTCTCTTATAGAAACGTCTTTGTAAGTGTCACTATTTATAGTTTTTATTAGTGATTCAGCAAGGACAGTAGCTGTAGTAGTACCGTCACCTGCTTCTCTCACTGTATTTTGCGCAGCTTCTTTAATTAAAGTTGCGCCTATGTTTTCAACCGGATCATATAAGACTACGCTTTGCGCCACGGTTACACCATCTTTTGTTATGACCGGTTTGCCGCGTCCATCTTCGTACACTACGCACTTACCAGAAGCGCCTAACGTGGACTTTACGGCTTTAGCTAGCTTTTCTACACCAGCAATTACTTTATTCTTAGCGTCATTGCCAAAGTCTAACGACTTAACAATTTCGCTAGGGTTGTTATATTCCATATTAAATTTAATTTGATTTGATTAGTTATTGATTATTCAAAAGTTTTTACAACCTTTGGGCCTTTTGATGCCTCTAACTTTTTTGAGAAGTGGTCGATGCTTCCGTCAATCGCTGCTTCTGCACCTTCTACGGTTTCTCTTCTAGTTACATCGTGCCATGTGTTATCTTTTACATGTTTGCACTCTGTTTGGTAATATCCATTTGGCAGTTGTACTATTCTCCAGTTGCTTTTAGCAGCTAAGTGTTTCCATTGCTCAATTGTTTCATTACTCGGTTTTTGGTTGCCAGTAGTTAATGTACTGGTCTTGTAGTATAAATAAGTCATTTTGGTTTTTATTTTTGGTTAATATTGACTTGGTCTAGGGTGTCTCCCTATTTTTTCTTTTCTTTTTTAGTTCCTTTACCGTCATTTCCACGGTTTTTCTTTACAGATTTAAACTTTCTATCTTTGTGATCGTAATCTTTACCTTTTATGTTTTTACCTGCTTTTTTAGCAGCTCTACGCTTTCTCTGGTTTTCGGCACGCATCTTTTCACGCCTGCGAGAGTTTGCAGCTTTTAGATCTCTTCTTTTTTTAGATGCTTTTGCTTTCTTTGATAGTTTCTGTGCCATAGCTATATTATTACATAGTAAAGCGAAAAGTTAAAAGTGTGACACTAGGTAGTTACTAAGTATATTTTATAGGCTAATGTCACAAAAAAAGCATTATAAATACAGGGGTATAGTGTTACCCCCTATCTTATTGATTATCAACGATTTACAAAACTGTTTACGTTTAGCCGGGGCCCCCCTCGTTTAATCGTAATATTTTAAATTTTTTACATTTTTATATATTTTTATAATAACTATTATTTTTACAAACTAAATACATATGTGTGTAGATAATATATATGTAAATAAAATATAAATAATTACACAATGAGAGAAGTCGCGGAATATATACTAACTAAAATTTATAACTAAACAATGTATATACTTTTACAATGTAAATACGACACTCAAAAGATAATATAATAAACATGTATAACTAAATAAATATAATATGAAATTAAATAGTAAAAGATTTGTAATAAGAAAATCTCTAATCGGTAAAAATGCAGTAATAACAGTAAACTTCACAAATGGCAAAAGTGCTACTTATAATCACGACAAAGTGTATGAAGTAATGAAAGACAAACTCGAACAAATGAATTGTTTTATCAAGTACAAAAGTTACACTGCTTCTAACAATGTACCAGTAATTGCTCGTCCAATCTGCGAGTAATAAAATCAAAGTTGTAGTTCCACTTGTTTAGCAACTGTAAATAATACGAACAAGTATCAGTAGTCATGGTGCCGAGGTGTGTTCGATTCACACGCTACTACAAAAATATGTAATATGAGTAGACAAATGAAAATGACACCTTTTTTAATAAAGTTGTTAAAAGAAAAACAAAGTAAAACTAATAGAATTA